GAAACGAGCACAACTGTGGCGTGATGAAGCCTACAAACAAGCAGGGCATCCGTTGCCTGAGCGTGGGTGGGTGGGGCTGACGGATGAATACTTAAAACAATTGAGCGATAGATGGCGAATTATTTATGGCGGGTGGGTTGAGGACTTTGCAAAAGAAATTGAAGCCAAACTCAAGGAGAAGAACCATGCCTAAAGGACTACTCGACGACATACCAATCTACAACGCCGATCGTGACAAGGCGTGGGAAGCGTTTATCAAGCGCAAGGATGTGAAGCATCTGGTTAAGCACGGCTTGTTTGACAAAGGCTTCCCGCTGTATGGCGGCTACTACGAACTGTGGTGTCAGGCATGGGATCGTGCTTGGACTTCAGGATTTAAAGACGGCTACGACTCAGGGTGGGCTTCATGTGAATTGTTAACAAAAAAGACAAAGGCAAAGAAATGAGTGATGAAAGTTTAAACATATGGGAGAAGGCGCTGGGCTGGCGCAAGCGGCAGATGATTATGAAACAGCTTGATCCTGTTACTAACAAGATACGCAACGATGCAATTGAGGAGGTGGCCAAGGAGATTGAGAGGTTTACTGCGTTTGGGCAGGACACAACTTCAAGCTTTGCGGTTTACATAAGGGGTATGAAAAAGTGAATGGTTTCGTTAAACAACAATTATCAATCGGCGGGAAGCAGCCAGTACATCAAACAAAGGAGTGCAACAAATGCAACGAGATGAAAGTACCGGAAGGTGGTATCCAAATGAGTCAGAACAAATGGTATTGCGCGGGTTGTTGGGCACACAAATCTGCGACCCGTCACTTGAAACAGAGGCAATGAAAGAAATGCGAGACAAGCTGGCTTGGCATGGCAAATACATTGAGATGCTAGAAGACTTAGTTTGCCACTATCAAAAAGAAGTTAACTACTGGAAAGGTAGACGATGAAAACAGAATTAACAGACGTGAGAAAAGTCTTTGAATCTTTTATGGCCACAAAGTCAAAGGACATAGCCGAGTTGTGGAATGGGAAACGGTACACGAATCCAAACATTCAAACCAAATGGCATTACTTCCAGCTTGGATGGTCACTGAGAGGAATCAAATGATCTTAAATTTAAACGTCATCCGCATCGACGGGGGCACGCAGTCACGCGACATCATTGACCAAGACGCAATCAATACCTACGCCGAGAACATGGTGGCGGGCGATAAGTTTCCTGAAGTAACTGTGTATTTCAACGGCCTTGAGTATTACTTGGCCGATGGTTTCCATCGTTACTTTGCACATAAGAAGCTAGGCAAAGCGAGCATAGGTTGCAACGTTGTGACAGGTACCCTTCGAGATGCCATTCTTTATTCCAAAGGTGCCAATGCTGACAATGGATTGCACAGATCCAATGCCACTAAGCGCAAATGCGTCAACGATATGCTTGATGATTTTGAGTGGCAGTTTTGGAACAACGCTGAGATTGCCAAGGCTTGCCGTGTATCCGGCGAGTTTGTTCGTCGCGTCAAGGCGGAGCGCGGCGTAAAGGTTGAGACGGTCAAGTACAAGATGGGTAAGAAAGTATTTGAGCGCAAGGCCACGAGTGAAGCCATCAACAGCAAGGCGCAACCGATTCCAGCCAAGGTGGAGGAGCCTGAATATAAGTACGATCCTCAAGAGGAATTGCTACAGTCTTTGGCCGCCGAGAATGAAGATCTTAAAGACAAGCTGGCTGTGGCCAACATGGGCGGCGACAGTGATGAGAAAGATCAGGCAACGGCAACGATTGCTGAGTTGAGAGAGCGCATTCGTGTGCTTGAGGCGGAGCTGGAGGCCATCAAGATCACCCGTAACTCATACCAAACAGAGAACGGGCAGCTCAAAAAGCAAATCGCGGCCATGAAACGTCAGGCCAGCAAGTAAGTAAAGCCTAAGCCAGCAGGCTTGTGTGCTGGTAGTGGAGTTTATATGGGACTAGAACTAAGGCCGTATCAATCGGCAACGTTGGAGGCTTTGCGTAAAGGATTTTTGGCTGGACTGAGACGCCAGATTCTTTACGCACCTACGGGCGCAGGCAAGACAGAGATGGCTATTGCCCTGCTCGAAGCCACAAATAAGAAGGGCAACAAGGGTGCGATGATCGTTGATCGGATCATCCTTTGCGACCAGACCAGTGCTAGGCTAGACAAGTACGACATCGACCATGGTGTGCTTCAGTCTGGCCACTGGCGTGATCGGCCATACGAAAACATCCAAGTTTGTTCGGCGCAAACGTTGGAAAGAAGGGGTGAGTTCCCCGGGTTAAACCTGATGATTGTTGACGAGGCGCACCAGACGCGGGAGGCAACAGTCGAGTTCATAAAGAACAATCCAGAGATCAGGGTCATCGGCCTGACAGCTACGCCATTCACTAAGGGGCTTGGTCGTGTGTATGAGAACGTTATCTCCACCATCACCACAAAGGAGTTGGTTGAATCAAGGGTGTTGGTTCCGTTGCGTGTGTTTATCTCCAAAGAGATTGACATGAAGGGCGCAAAGAAAGTGGCAGGCGAGTGGTCGCAGAAAGAAACCAGTGACCGAGGAATGAAGATCACGGGTGACATTGTTGCTACTTGGGTGGCCAAGACGAATGAGATATTTGGTAAGCCGGAGAAGACCATTGTGTTTTGCTCTGGTGTTGAGCATGGTGCCCACTTGTCGCAAGAGTTTGCCAAGGTTGGATTCAACTTCATCAGCATTAGTTACCGAGACGACGATGAGTTTAAGAAGGAAGTTATTGAGGACTTCAGCAAGCCGGACACAGAGATACATGGGTTGATTGCCACTGACATTCTGACCAAGGGATTCGATGTGCCAGACGTGAAGATCGGTATCTCAGCTAGGCCATTCACCAAGTCATTGTCATCTCACATTCAGCAGATGGGGCGCATCATGCGTGGCCATCCATCCAAGGAGTTCGCTGTTTGGCTGGATCATTCGGGCAACTATCTCCGGTTCCGCGAGGACTGGGATGAGGTGTTTGAAAATGGTGTGCATGAGTTGGACGACGGCAAAGAGAAGGCCAAGTCAGAGCCCAGCGATAAGGAAAAGAAAGAGTGCAAGTGCCCGCAATGTGAGGCGTACTTCCCTCCGCGGCTTGACTCTTGCTTAAACTGTGGCCACGTTAGGCAGAAGCGCAATAAAATCGAAGAGGTTGAAGGCGAGATGTACGAGCTGGGTGCCAACATGGCTACCCGTGACAGCAAGCAAGAGTGGTGGTCAATGCTCCAGTATTACGTCAAAAATCAGGGTTGGTCGAACGGGCGGGCAGCTCATGTGTATAAAGAAAAGTTTGGTGTCTGGCCAAGAGCACTAGACGATACGCCAAAGATACCCAACATAGTCGTTACCAAGTTTGTTGATGCAGGTATCCGCAAGTACATCCGTTCTATGAAAAGTAAACGCTGATGGACTTGCTTGTATTCTGTAAAGCTCATGGCATCTTGATTGAGCGGCTCCCTCCACTGGGTGTGTGGCGCAGGTATCCGACAGAGGATCACCCGCATAAGCGCAATGGTGCAGTGAAGTTCATGGGCGACCATGCGTTCGTGCAAAACCATGCGACGAACACCGACGTTTCCCTGTGGCGGCCGGACGAAACAGTCAAGATTGACCATGCAAAGATAGCCCGTGATGTGCAGGCGGCTGAGAATAAACGCAAGGCGGATCAGATTGAGGCGGCCAACAAAGCGGCGTTCATCCTGAAGCAGTGCCAGCTTGGTAGGCATGACTATCTCAAGCGCAAAGGGTTTGTTGATGGCGAGGGCTATATCTGGGTGAATGAGAAACGTCAGTTCCTAGTTCTTCCAATGCGTATTGACGACCACTTGGTTGGGTGCCAACTGATTGATCCAGAGGGTGGTAAGAAGTTTCTTTACGGCCAGCGCACCAGCGGCGCAACGTTGACGATCGACAATAAAGGTGTGCATATTCTGTGCGAGGGATACGCTACGGCCTTGTCTGTGCGTGAGGTGTGCAAGAAATTCAAGCGGCGTTATACCCTTCATGTGTGCTTTAGCGCAGGCAATATGAAAAAGGTGGCGGCCACTTTGCCCAGCGGCGTGGTCATTGCGGATAACGATGCCAGTGGCACGGGAGAACGTACGGCCAAGGAAATAGGCTGGCCGTATTGGATGAGTGACGTAGTCGGGGAGGATGCCAATGATACGCACCAGCGGCTGGGTACGTTCAAGTTTGGCCAGTCGTTACTGAAAGTATTGTGAGACTTGGGGCTTGACCAAGTGGACATTGTCGTCCAGCTGGCTCATGAGTTTTAAGCTTTGGAGAATGTCACTGCCTATGTCAAAGATATTGTCACCCTCACCGACAATATCCGATGTGACATAGACAGTGCCGTCTTCCATCTCATGCAAAAAGATTGCGAACAGTGCTTGCTTCTTCATTTATGCTCACAATCTTTGTTGAGTGTGCGTTGGCTGTGTCGTGGTCTGATGCCAGAACTAGGCGCATTATCTCCTCTTTGGATTCAGCGTCCAGCTCCAGCTCAAATTCATAGGTGCGTTGCAGTCTCACCCTGTACTTCATAGGAATACGCCGATTGTCATGGCAAGGGCGGCCATCGTTATGAGTAGCAGGATAAATTCAAAGATGCCTGACCCAGCGTGGGTGCTGGTTCGGTCAATGGATTCTGCATATTCAGGTGTGTTTGGGAAAGCTTCATTCATTGTGCGCGGGTAGCGGCGGGTTTGGTTATCGTTCATGCTTGTGTCTCCATCGTTAGTGCTTTGCCCCAGTTGGCATAGGCTTGGTTGTACTTTGATCTCGTGAAGTCGGCGCAGGTTTCCCATGCGTTAAGCCAGTCGGTCGTGGCGTTCCATACAGTTTCACCAACATATGAATCTTTAAGTATGTCTTCGCAGTCGCGGTCATCTAGTTCATAACCTAGATCTCTGGCGCACTGTTTTAACTTATCGTGGCTCATTGCGGCACCTTCTTAAATGTGACTGTCTTTCCTTGTTGCTTCTCAAAAAGAACTTGAAACTCTGCCTGCTCCTGTGAGAACAGCGTGTGAATAAGCTTGCCCTTTTCGTTGTAGACCTTCCAGACTGGCTTGCCGTCCAGTCGTCCAGTGTCGGGTAGATAGTCCTGCTTCTTCTCGTCAAAGAATGACCAGCCTTCCCAATGCCTGCGCTTATCGTCGCAGTCGATGACCAGTGAGTATTCTCGTGATCCGATCACTAGGAAATTATGGTTGCGCTCGAAGCTTCCATGTCCAATGTCGCCGCTGGCATATTGGCCATGCTTGGGGAATAGGACGTACCAATGATTGCGACCAAGGTCAACGATCAATTCCAGATTGTGCGTGCGTAGCTCTACATCAAAGCGTTTGATTGTCATGTTAGTCCCTTGTTAATGATTCTGGTTGCAGAACTTCTACTGTCTCCTGCTCGTAGCGTATCTCGTCGCCGTCGCAGTCAACGCTGAATAGATCGTGAGCGGATTCGATTGCCTCCTCCTGCGAGTCGGCCAGTACGCGCACCGATTTAACGACGATCGCTCGAATAATTACTTCATAGGGTTTCATTTTGCGCTCCTTGCGTAGTTGATTCCATCTTTCCAGATAAGCCATGCGTCACAGACTGAGGTGTAATCGCCCATGGCCAGCTCGTCGTCTATAACGTCGTGGTCAATGCCTGCTCGCTCCATTTGCAGGAATTTAATAACGCTCTCCTTTGGTACGGCGGCGCAGTTCATGCGGTAGGACTCCAGAAAAGCCCACTCCATGTGTGTGAGTTCGTCGTTCATGCTGTAGCCCTTTCAAAGTGTTTGCGTGTGCTTTCAATAAACCCAGCCACTTGGTCGAGGGTGCAGTCTTCCACCACATCCCAGACTGTGATCTCGTCAATCTTCCATGTGTGTTTTTTTCTGTTTAAAAGCTTAATGATCTGCTCGTAGGTCATGCCTTCTGGGTATTCGCACAGCCACTCGTCAAGCGCAAAATGTTCTGATGTTTTCATACTGCCTCCAGTCGTTGCACAATCTTCAGTGCGTTTTCGTAGGTGTGTTTATCCTTTTGCCACTGCTCGTCGGTGATGCCGCCTTCGTGCTCCTCGACAAAGTATCTGGCCAGTTCCAGTGCGTAACCCAGTGCGTTGATCTGTGCTTTGGTTAACGTTTTCATTGTGCTTCCCCTTGCTTATTGAATGATTCGAACCAGTCCAGCAGTGCGGCCTTGGCCTCACGGCGGGTCATTCCAAACTCATCCTCAAGGTAGGCACCAGCTCCCCACATATTGATTGCGCCACTGTCGCGCAGGTCTTGTAAGTATTTGAAAATTTCTTCTTTATTCATACGGCCACCCCATAAAAGTTTTCTACTGCGTCAATGATGACGTCTAGGTTTTGCATAACGCGCTCGTGCTGCATTTCTACTGTCTGGCGTGTGCATCGGCTGGGGTTAGAGTGCAGAACCTGCTTGCTGTAATCGCCCATGGTGTAGTAGTAAAAGCCTTTTTCCAGTCGGCTGGCCTGCGCGGTCGTGGCCAGCACGCCGGTGTGTCGCTTCATCGTGACGATGTTCAGGCGCATGGTGTCGCTGATCTGGATCTGGCTTTCAGTTTGCCAGCCCCAGTGAGTTTTACGTGTGTGTGTGTTCATGCTGTTTGCTCCCCTGTTATTTCGACGAATTCATCTTCTTCAAACGTTGCCAACTGGCCGCTGTGGTGGTTGCCGCCAGTCAAAAACTCCGCGGCGTTACCGCAAACTTTTGAATAATCTTCGGCTGTGTTTGGATCGTAAAAACGCTCACCAACTTCTACATTTTTGAACTTTATTCTCATGCTGTTTGCTCCAGTGATCTGAGGTAAGCGCGGACAATGTCCATGCCATCGGCGGAAACCGTCCATTCGTTGGCATTGCCGCCGTCCAAGCAAAGGCCACCGGTAGGCTCGCCACCATAAAAGCCCTCGTGTCCAAGTAGCGTGCCGACGTAGTAGCGGCTGACAAACTGGCCGCGTTCTGACCAGTCGCCGTATGTAAAGCGGCGATCGTAGAACTCCACCATTGGGCGGTCGTCGTCGTGTGTCAGACAGTCGGCGCGGCCGTATCGGTCGCCTTTGTTGACAATTCTCACGTTGAATTTTTCAATTTGTAGCATTTGATTTTCTCCTGTGCGTGGACTATTCCACCCAAAGCCCCGACCCGCGAGGCTTCAGGTGATCCAGTCAATACTCCTCGGCGTAGTCCTCCAGTGCTGTGACCAGTCCGTCGAAGTCTTCACTCGCGCCCAGCACTCCGGCCAGTGCGAAAACTATTGTGCGGTCGTACTCCTCACAGAGGCTCTCAAGGTATGCGCGGCGGTTTGCGTATCCGTTTGCTTGGTAATCGCTCATTATTTTTTCTCCTGTGTGTTGATCCATGCTTGTGCTTCGGCCTGTGTTTTCCATGGTGCGCGGCCAATGCCCACGGTTTCGGTTTTGTTATTGCGTACAGTAAAACCGACGGTTTCCAGCGTCCAAGCTTTGCGGTCGCTGTCGTTGAGATAAGGCGCGGCACCATAAAGCGAGGCGGTGCGGCCGTCGGCGTGCTTCCAGCGTTTTGATTCGATCACTTCGTACATTGTTTTCTCCTGTGTGTTGTGTGTGGTCTGTATGTAGCAGGTATATTAAAAGGCGTCAAGTGTTTTTTGCGTGTGCGTGATCTGGTCAGCGCAGGCGTGCTTCGGCGCGGCCTTGATCCCAGAGGCGCAGAATTTCCGCCTCTTGGTCGGGGTAGCGGTTGATGGCGGCCGCCAGCCAGCGGCGGATTGTGGCGGCGGTGGCGTTGTAGTTGGGGCACCTTTCGAATTGATAGCCCTTGCGGATTATTTGAGCTTCTGTGTAGATCATGGCGCGGCCTTTTGGATTGCTTCGCGGATGTCGGCCAGCCATTCGCCGCAGAACACGGCCAGCGAGTCCGGCGGTAGGTGTGGCATTGCCTTTGTGATGCACTGCTCCGCACCGATCAGGGCGGCCAGCAGGTCGGGCGCGGCCGCGATCAGTTGCGCGTCTGCTGGGTTGCGTGTGTCCACGTATTCACCAACGGCATGGCCGCGGGCTCCGTTGATTAGTAGAACGCGGGTGCTTTGGCCAGTGGCCAGCTTCCAAGGTGCTGGGGTGTGCATCATTCAATCCTCCAAGATCTGCTCAATGGCGCGGGCTTGCGCCGGTGTGATGTTCAGCCAGTTGGTCGCGCCTCGTGCCCCTTGGATCTTTAGGCGAAGCTGGCCGTTGAGGTGGTCGGCCTCGTTGTCATCGGTCAGACCGAAGGGCGCGGCGCGGTACAGTTGGGCTTCTGTGTATGTCATGGCTTAATCCTTCGCCCAAACGTTGTTAAAAATGAAGACGTAATCGTGATTTTGAAGTTGTCCGCCCAGCAGGTCGCCGTAGTTTTCGCCCACCCATCCCAGTTTTTTGGCCAGTTCTTCGGCGGCGGCGCGGTGGCAGGCTTGGCCGCTGAATTGGTGCGGGTATCCGATCGTGACTGATCCAGCCTTCGCCCATGCTTTGATTCGGCCGCCCTTGTGGTTGGTTGGGCTGAGGTATCGGGTTTGTATTGCTTGCATTTTGTGATCCTTAGAAAAGTGAGAGGGTGGTGTCAACGGCGGGACTGCGCGGCTGAATTTCCAGCTTGAACAGTTCCACTTCGGTGGGGAAGGGGTTTCTAGGCTCGAAGGCGGCCAGTGTTTGCGGGTTGCAAAAAAACGGCACGTCTCCGGCTGAGTCATGGTGGGCGCAGTCGGCCAGCTTTGGGCAGACCAAACCCCAAGCGATTCCGCGGCAGGTTTTCATTGTGCGGCCTCCAGAATGTTTGAGATTGTGTTCAGCAGGACGTGGGCGGCCGTGAGCATGGCCACGCGGTCGCGCGGGGGCAGTCGATCAATGGCGGCGTGCATTTCCATAAAGGCGGCTTCGAGGTCAGTGCCTCGGTCGGCGAAAAGTGGCACGTTGATAACTGCGGCCAGTTGCTGGGCGTTCATTGTTTCGGTTGTCATGGTTTGCTCCTTAGTTGAAAAAGTAAAGCGCGGCGTTCTGCATTGCGGCGCGTGGTGTGTGCCCCCAGTATTGGCGGCCAGAGTGGCCAGTGACAAACCAAAAACCGGAGGCGGCGCATTGTGTGGGCGTCATGGTGTGATCCTTAGATTGCGAATTCTTCGACGGCCTGCGCGATGTGATAACCCAGCTTTTGGGCTTCGCGAATGGTGGCCAGTGTCAGCGTCTTGGTGCCTGCGATACGTGCGAAGGCGCGGGCGGCATCGTCGGCGGGGTAATAGGTTTTCACGCCGTAAACGTCACGGGCACGAACGGTCAGGATGAGTTGATTCATGATGCGGCCTTGCTGGTTTGGTGTGCTGTCATTCCCTTGGCGATCCAGATCGCGTAAAGGGTGCGAAGGCTCAGACCATCAGTCCAAAGCACATAGCGTGCGCCGAAGTGGTGGAGGTTGTCTTGAATTTCGAAAATGCTTGATTGCATGGTTTTCTCCTTTGTGGTTGGTAAGTGATCCCCAAAGCCCCGAAGGGCTTCAGGCATAACTCAGGCGGCCAGCTTTTCTCCGATGATGTAAACCGCGGCGGCTTTGGCGTCCTTGATGCTGTCCACTGCCCAGCCGGTGTAGCTCTCGCCCTCGCGGTCGAAAAACAGTTCATAGACTTGGGCGGAGTGGTCGAATTGCGCCCAGATCTCTACGCCGCGTTTTGTTGTGATGAGTGTCATTTTTAGCTCCTTAGTTGGTTGGGTGATAACTTGCAAAACTTCCGACGATATTCAGGCCAAGCTCTGGGCAGGTAACGCGCATTGTGTTTTCCCACTTGGCCTCCTCATTGGCGAATCGCTCGGCCTTGCGTGCTGTGTCAAATTCGGCGGTAGCGGTTTCGCCGTCTAAATATTTCACTGTTACTTGGTAGGTGTTCATGATGGGCTCCTTTATTCGAAAATTTCTTCAACGTTGATATTTGCTTCGCGCAGTGCCTTAATCACTGCCTTGGGCAAAACATAATCGCCGTCGTAGTCGGTCAGGTCTAAGCGGCCATCGTTGAGGCGTTCAAACCAGAGTCCGCCGCCTTCGTGGCCGTTCTTATGCTCCCAGCCGCCATACATTGCGGCCTCGTCAATCTGTACGTTGCCGCGCTCTGGTGAGTCGCCCCAAGGGTGCAGGGTGATGTTGAAGTTGTATGCCATGAGTGGTTCTCCTAAGGTTGGTCAGTGGTCAATCACTGAGCCCCGACAATATCACACTTTTCTGCACTTTTTTACACCAAACCAATTATTTTATAGGGGGAAACCCTAATGGGTGTCACAACGTTGCGACAGTTGAAACCCAGATGCCCGCGGGTTTATTGCCGAAGGCTTGCAGTTGCTGTACTTTTTACCCCATAATGAACACCCATGAAAACACTCAATAGATCCCAGATCAAGGAAGGGCTCACACAGATCCCAATGGAAACTATCTTGAACGTTTCCGATAAGGCTCTGACCCCTAAACAGAAAGCATTTTGTAAAGAGGTGGCCATGGGTAACACTGGAGCGGAAGCAATCCGCAGGTCATACAAAACCAAGGGCAAACCGAAGACCAACGCGAACGACGCTTACAAGCTCAGAAAACGCCCAGACATTCAGGCGACGATCCAAGCTTATGAGGTGGCTTTGCAGGCTCAGGCATATCAAACCCCTGCGGGCTTGAGGGCTCTGGTGATTCAAACGTTGGTGCAGACCATGATCGACCCAGAGGCCGGAGACGCGGTCAAGGTCGCCGCGGCCAAGGTTTTGGGCACGGTCACAGAGGTGGCCGCCTTCACTGAGCGAAAAGAGGTGAGGACAATCACAAGCTCCGAGGATACCAAGGCCAAGCTCATGACCAAGCTCCGCGACATGATGAAGCGCGAGGCCATCGACGCGCCAGTGATCGAGGTTGACTCTCTGCTGGAGGAGTTGCGGCCAAAAAGGGAGGAGGTCGAACCCCACCCATCCCCGACCCCCCAAGCTGATGAGACGGAGTCCCATCCACAGTTGCATACTATGTCACTCAAATCACCAGCAGAATTTTTAGATCCAGAAGACCCCACCCCCTTGCTACAGGATGACCCCCGGGTAGGTGATGAAAAATGAGATGGGGGAGGGTATGTATAAATCGGAAAATGGTAAACCCGAAAGTGTTACCAACGTTTGAAGATTGTTTGGAGGCGGGTATGACACCGGTGCAGAAAGAAGTGTTTTTAATTGTGGATGAGTGGTGGAAGAAGTTTGGGTATAGCCCGGCGCTCAAGGATATTGCTTATCAGCGTGGGACATCGTCTTTGGCTAATACGAGAAACATTGTGAACCGGCTGATTGACCTTGGGGTTTTAAAGAAGCTGGAAGGTAAGCACCGGACGATAAGACCGGTATACATTAACTTTAGGACGCTGGAGTAACACTATGGACATCGTTGAAATAATGAAGATGCTAGATAAGTTAAACAAGGAAGAGCTTATAGAGCTGCAGAAACAGATGGACGAGATTGTAAAAAAAGAAAATTTTGCTCCGCCAAGTGATGATGTATTCCTTGCTGCACTTGGCCCTTGTGGTAAATAAGTATTCAATTCACTATAAAAAGGTCGCAACGTTGTGACACACGTAAGTAGTATCCCTAATGAAATAGATACATTGTTGTCTAGGCTACCTGTTGCAGAGCAGGAGGCTTTGTTGGCTGAGGTGGATGAATATCGCAAGGCGTTGGATAGAGAGACGGCGCAGGATTCGTTTATGGCTTATATCAAAATGATGTGGCCGGGGTTTGTGGGTGGTCGGCATCATGCGATCATGGCTAAGAAGTTTGAGGACATTGCGTCTGGGAAACTGAAGAGGCTAATTATTAATATGCCGCCGCGTCATACAAAGAGTGAGTTTGCCTCTTACCTGTTGCCGTCTTGGTTTCTTGGCAGGTATCCGGGAAAGAAGATTATCCAGTGCTCAAACACGGCTGACTTGGCTGTTGGCTTTGGACGGAAGGTTCGTAACTTGGTGGATAGTGAGCAGTACGCTACTGTGTTTCCTGATGTGTCACTTAGACAAGACAGTAAAGCTGCTGGCCGCTGGGCTACTAATCAGAACGGGGAATACTTCGCTATTGGTGTGGGCGGTACGGTAACGGGTAAGGGTGCGGATCTTTTGATTATTGACGATCCGCATTCAGAACAGGAAGCTGCTTTGGCTTCTGGCGATCCGGGGGTATTTGACCGGGTTTATGAATGGTATACATCTGGCCCGCGCCAGCGTTTGCAGCCGGGTGGTGCAATTATTGTTGTGATGACCCGCTGGGCGGAAAGAGATTTGACTGGCCGCGTGATGAAAGATGCGGCGATGAGAGACTCTTCGGATGAGTGGGAGGTGATTGAGTTCCCAGCCATTCTTCCTAGTGGCAATCCTTTATGGCCAGAGTTCTGGTCGCTTAAGGAGTTGTCTGCGTTAAGAGAAGAGCTTCCCCCGGTAAAGTGGAATGCCCAGTATCAGCAGGCACCTACGGGAGAAGAGGGTGCGTTAGTTAAGCGTGACTGGTGGAGAATGTGGGAAAAGGATGATCCTCCTAGATGTGAATTTATTATCCAGAGTTGGGATACGGCGTTTACAAAGAATACTCGGTCTGACTATTCGGCCTGTACGACTTGGGGCGTTTTTCACATGAACGAAGATGAAAACGACATCAACATTATTTTGTTGGATGCTTTTCAGAAACGGATGGAGTTTCCTGAATTAAAGGAAAAAGCGCTTAGTCACTATAAAGAATGGGAGCCGGATGCTTGTATTATTGAAGCCAAGGCTGCTGGTGCGCCGTTGATCTTTGAGTTAAGAGCGATGGGCGTGATGGTGCAGGACTTTACGCCGGTGCGTGGAAATGACAAATTTGTTCGTTTGAATTCCGTGACTGATTTATTCAGTAGTGGTAAAGTGTGGGCGCCAGAGACTCGGTGGGCGAGTGAAGTGATTGAGCAGATGGCTTCGTTCCCTAATGGGGATCACGATGACTTGGTTGACTCAAGCACGCAGGCACTGATTAGATTCAGACAGGGTGGTTTCTTGCGCCTCGATTCGGATGAGCGCGATGAAATCCAAAGCTTTAGACGCAAGCAAAGTTACTATTAAGGCCAGATATGAGCATTGAACAATCCCTCAGCCAAGCACCTTTAGGTTTGGATAGTCTTGTCATGGACGAGATGCCCGCAATTGAAATTGAAATTAAAAACCCAGACGGTGTAATTGTTGGCATTGACGGCATGGAAATTGATTTGATGCCTGAAGATACTGAGGGTGATTTTGATGAAAACTTGGCCGATGTAATGGATGAAGGCGAGTTGCAAAAACTTGCTAGCGATTTGGTTGGAATGATTGACGCTGACATTGCCTCTCGCAAAGAGTGGGTAGATATGTATGTCAAAGGTCTTGATGTACTGGGAATGAAATATGAAGAGAGAACGGAGCCTTGGACTGGAGCTTGTGGTGTATTCTCGACTGTACTCACAGAGGCCGCTGTCCGGTTCCAAAGCGAGACAATTATTGAGACTTTTCCGGCTCAAGGCCCTGTTAAAACGGAAATCATTGGTGCAATTGATCGTCTTAAAGAGCAGGCTGCGGAGAGGGTTCGTGATGACATGAACTATCAGCTGACCGAAGTGATGACGGAGTACCGTCCAGAGCATGAAAGAATGCTTTATTCACTCGGTTTGGCCGGTGCAGCTTTTAAAAAGGTTTACTACGATCCAAGTTTAGAGCGTCAAGTAGCTATTTTCATTCCTGCTGAAGACGTTATTATTCCTTATGGCGCTTCTAGCCTGAAAACTTCAGAGCGTGTGACTCACATCATGCGCAAAACGAAGAATGATATTAAGAAATTACAGGTTTCTGGCTTCTATTGCGATGTTGACTTGGGTGAACCCCAGCAAATTCACACTGATGTAGAGAAAAAGAAGGCAGAAGACCAAGGTTTTAGCCTAACAGACGATGATCGTTACCAAATTCTTGAAGTCCACGTCGATTATGACCTGCCGGGCTACGAAGATGAAGATGAAATTGCGTTGCCTTACGTCATTACGATTGATCGCGGCACAAATAAGGTGCTGGCTATCCGTAGAAACTGGAATCCAGAAGACGATCGCAAATTAAAACGCGATCACTTTGTTCAATACACCTATGTTCCCGGTTTTGGAGCGTATGGTTTAGGTTTGATTCACCTGATTGGTGGTTATGCCCGTGCAGGTACGTCACTTATTCGACAGTTGGTGGATGCTGGTACGTTATCTAACTTACCCGGCGGCTTAAAGACTCGCGGCTTGCGAATTAAAGGTGACGATACGCCAATTCAGCCCGGTGAATTCCGTGACGTTGATGTTCCGAGTGGTGCGGTGCGTGACAACATCATGCCTTTGCCATACAAAGAACCATCACAGGTTTTGCTGGCATTGTTGAATCAGATTACCGACGAAGGACGTCGCCTTGGCTCTATTGCTGACATGAACATCAGCGATATGAGTGCAAATTCGCCAGTTGGTACAACGTTGGCATTGCTTGAGCGTCAGTTAAAGACAATGTCTGCGGTACAGGCGCGTATTCACTACTCGATGCGCCAAGAATTTAAGTTGTTGCGCGATATTATTCGTGACTACACGCCTGAAGACTATAGCTTTGACCCAGTTGAAGGCGACCGCAAAGCTAAGCAAGCTGACTATGACATGGTGTCAGTTATTCCGGTGTCAGATCCAAACTCTGCAACGATGGCTCAGCGCATCATGCAGTATCAAGCTGTTATTCAGCTGGCTCAGGGCGCACCACAGATTTATGACTTGCCACAGTTACACCGTCAGATGATTGAAGTGCTTGGCATTAAGAATGCGGAGAAGCTTGTACCTATTGATGATGATATGACGCCGCGTGACCCAGTATCGGAGAACATGGCGTTCTTAACTGGCAAACCTGCTAAGGCATTTATCTTCCAAGACCACGACGCACACATTGCTACGCATACTTCAATGATGCAAGATCCAATGGTGATGGGTCAGATTGGCCAAAACCCAATGGCTCAGCAAATGCAAGGCGCAATCATGGCGCACATTGCTGAACACGTTGCATTCCAATACCGCAACCAAATTGAGAAACGTTTGGGAGCTACATTGCCTGCACCAAATACAGAGATGCCGCAGGAAGTTGAAGTTCAATTGTCCAAGCTTGTTGCTCAGGCTTCTACCCAGTTGCTGCAAATGCACCAAGGCGAAGCAGCGCAGAAACAAGCGTTGGCTCAAGCACAAGATCCTATTGTTCAGATGCAACAAGCAGAGTTGCAGATTAAACAGCAAGAGACGCAGATCAAAGCCCAGAAAGTTCAGGGCGAGCTACAGCTTAAAGCACAAGAGTTACAGTTAAAGGCCCAAGAGATGGCGGCCAAAACTGGTGAGACGCCGGAGATGATTGCCCAGCGTCACCAGCAGGAGTTGCAACAGCAGCTTCAGCGACACCAGATGGAGTT